GTGTTTGATAAAATTTTAGCCATTGTTTTTAATCTCCATAAAAGTCTTATTTTATTTTATAGGCTTATCAGATAAACACAAGCTTTATTTCTTGCGCCTGCGACTTGCGCGCCTATGTCGTAAAAGAAAACTTGCGCGGCGCTTGCGCGCCTTGAATATAACCTGCGACCGCAGGTTATATATTTAAGAACCAAACAAATAAGGCCCGCGCAAGCGGGCCTTATCTGGGAGAAAACTTTATTTTTCGAGGGACCTCTTAAACTTTTGGAGGTAGTCATCTTTGGATCCAAAATGCCGGACCGCTTCCATAATCCACGGCGCGGCTTTTTCCAGTCGGTCGCGGTTCTCTAGGTCCATGTATGATACGGCTGAGTGAAGGTCACTTATTGCCGTGTATAGGGAAGGGATGCGAGTGTCGGCAATCCCAGCGTCTAATAAAAATTTTTGGTATTCATTCATTTCATTTCTCCTTACCATGTCATGCGGATGCAGATTAGAATTACCATGCATGCCATCCAAGCTAGCAGGAAGTAACCTGCCGCATCTTCGACCTTGCGCTTATCCATTATCCTCTGCCTCCCTTTTTTCTTCCAACCTCTGCCAAGCCCAGTCTGATACCTTGCCCTCGAACAGTCGCTTCAACCATTTATTCTGAGGAATATTATTGGCGTTTGTGTGAAGCCCAACCATCTTGGTCATGAACTCTCTGTCTTCAAACGGGTAGAATTCTTCCCCGTTTTCCCTGACAGCGCGAAGCCAAGCGCCGCCGCTGTTCCGCAGGAACTGTGCTCTGTCACACCACTTGTCAACATTGTCTTTCTTAACGCCACTCATGCCAACTGCCATGGTCCAGTTGATAACGTCGAATTTATATTCGGGCAGGTCATCCCAGTCTTTAACCGATTCTGCATTCCAATTTAAAGGCATTATTTTTCTCCCTTAATCTTATTAGCAAAGTAATCTGCCACACTATCGAGCGAGTCAAAGAACACACCCACTGATATGTGATGACGGTTATAAACATGATAGCCGCTGTATCCATCGGAAGAACCCCTTTGAATTGTGTAGCCGTATGCTGATGCGATTTTCTGTAAATACTTCATGCTTTTTTCTCCATATATAAGCAGTTATATCCCTATATTATCAGATATCACAGAGAGGAGCAAGGGTTACTGGGCCCAGTTGGCATTTCCCACAAAGAAAAATAAGACCCCCGCCCCCCTTGCGCGGCGGTGTACATATATGCGTAGCATATATGTATGTTGGGTTGATAATTTCATTGCTGTGTATTATCGTTCGGGTATGGAAACAGCTACAAATTTAGAGATGCTGCCTGAAGATGTGCTCAAGGAAATCTACCTCCTTGAAGAACAGGCCAAGCGGCTAGAGATGCGTGACAAAGCACAAGAGCAGTTTATGCCTTACGCCCATCATGTGTATGATAATTTCATTGAGGGGACCCATCACAGAGTCATCGCGGAAAAGTTAGAGAAGATTGCCAGAGGCGAGTTGAAAAGACTAATTGTCAATATGCCTCCTCGACATTCTAAATCTGAATTTGCATCCTACTTGATGCCCTCCTGGTTCTTGGGCCGAAATCCAAAGCTAAAGATTATTCAGGCTACCATGAACACTGAACTTGCTGTAAGGTTTGGTCGTAAGGTTCGTGACCTCATTGCTGACCCCAAATATGCAGAGGTATTTCCCGACACTGACCTGAAACCGGATAGCCAAGCGGCAGGTCGTTGGGAGACTAGCGCTGGTGGGGAATACTTCGCGGCAGGGGTGGGAGCGGCGATGACCGGTCGTGGCGCTGACTTATTAATTATTGATGACCCGCACTCGGAACAGGATGCTTTGTCCTCGACCGCCTATGATAATGCCTATGAGTGGTACACTTCGGGTCCTCGGCAGAGACTCCAACCGGGGGGAACCATCATTATTGTGCAGACCCGGTGGTCTAAGAAGGACATTACCGGCAGGTTACTTGCTGCCCAAGCAAAAGATATTATGGCTGATCAGTGGGAAGTTGTAGAATTTCCTGCTATTTTGCCTTCGGGGGAACCATTGTGGCCTGAGTTCTGGATGAAGGACGAGCTACTAAAGGTCAAAGCATCGCTGTCCGTGGGCAAATGGAACGCGCAGTGGCAACAAAATCCTACATCAGAAGAAACCGCGATGGTCAAGCGGGAGTGGTGGCGACCGTGGGAAGAAGAGGAAGTACCCGATCTTGACTATGTAATACAGTCATATGATACGGCGTACTCCAAGAAAGAGACTGCTGACTATTCTGCCATCACAACGTGGGGTGTATTCCGTCCATTTAGAAACAGTGAAGAGCATTTGATATTGTTGGACGCTAAGAAGGGTCGTTGGAACTTCCCTGAGTTAAAAGAGATTGCTCGTGAGGAGTTTGATTACTGGGACCCAGAGCTTATGTTGATTGAGGCGAAGGCATCTGGTCAGCCATTGGCTGATGAAATGAGGTTACTGAACCTCCCTGTTGCTACCTTTGCCCCCGGTCGCCGGAAGGGTGGGGGCGGTTTAGATAAAACAGCGCGTATGCATTTAGTGTCTCCTATTTTTGAATCGGGCAAAGTGTGGTATCCTGAAGGGGAAAAGTTTGCCGACGAAGTTATGGAAGAGGTCGCGTCATTTCCTAATGGCGACCATGATGACTTTTGTGATAGTATGACGATGGCACTGATGCGTTTTCGTCAGGGCGGCTTTGTCAGATTAGACGGCGAAGAGTTTGAGGACGATTACATCCCACGCAAGAGAGAGTATTACTAATGGTCGCTGTCCCTGTACCAAAATCCAGACCCGCAAATTTAATGCAGCGCGAGACCCGCGACCAAAGAGATCGCCGCCGCGCTATTCAAAATGTTGAGCAGCAGTTAAAAGGTCGCCCACTTCTTGGTAGCGAACTCACTGCAGCAGGATTAGCCGAGCGTCGGTCCGAGGGCCTAGATGCTTTAAAGGGAGTGGCAGTGGGTCTACCCGCCGGGTTACTGGGTCTACCTGCAGATCTGTTAGCTCTTTTAATGAGAGATGCTCCACAAGCGGCAGCGCAACTTGCTTCTGGTAAATCTATAGATGAATTAGAAATTGAAGATCGCACTTTGGTTGATAAGGCGGTAAGTAAGTTTCAGGAGTATGCTGGCGCGGAAGCTATCGCTGGGTATATGGGTTTTGGCGATGAGTTAAGTGCTGATCCTGCGGAGTTTGAATCTTCTACTCTTGGCATGAATCCTTTCCGTCAGGGTATGTTGACTGGGGAAATTGTAGCTGATCCGTTACTTGCGTACAAAGCTTTAACAAAGTTCAAGGGCCTTGGTCCAAGTACCAGAGAATCTCAGGCTCTTATGGAAGCCGCGCCTGGGACCCCGGACCTTGCACCTGGGCCTGTAGAAGCACCCGGCATTACTATGGGGGCTCCTTTAGATTTACCTAATGAGTTACCTTTAGCTGACCGAGTAGACCTTACAAATCAGTTGGAAGACCTGATGGGGGAATTGGCGCGTCAAGAGTTAGACGAAGCTGAAGGCATAATTGCCGATGAGGGTATAGCTGCGTTACCTGCTGCGGAGGATGTTGTTGATGTTGAGCCTGTGGCCCAAGCTGCTTTATCTCCTATACGGCAAGCAGCCCTTTCTCAAAAGACTTTCCCTATTACACAGAGTATGGATGAGTTTCCTGAAGGTGGGGTATCAACATTAGGTTCGGGGTACTTTGATGCAGATAAAATCATTGAAGAAGTTATTCCCGGTTCTGGTCGGAAAGGCATAGCAACCACATTTGATTATGGTAACACCAGCACTCTGCAGATAAATCGGCAGGGAGCTATTGCTGATTACTCACCAACCTTTCAAACAATTGATCGTTTAGAAGATAGAGGCCCTAATGGATATAGTAAGGAAGAACTTATCGGCATTCTTGAGTCGCAGCCTGCAGAAGCTGTGCGTGATTTAAAAGGTTCTGGATTTATAGACTATCTTAAATCTGATTTTGCTCCTAACACATATGGTAGCGTAGATGAGATAAGAGCCGACTTTATAAAGCGTACTCCGCAGTTAAAGGTTATGACTGTAACTGAGGGGGATATACAGGCACAGGCGGCTGCTAAAGCAGATGCAGAAGCTATGAATATAGACTTTGATGAAACCAAGTTATTGCCATTTAGCGACGATCAAAAACTTCCATTTAGTGGTCAGCAGTCATTTTTTGAGAACGACGATGATCTATTGCTTGATAGGGGCGCTATAATTATTAACAACCCGAACACAAACATTGTTCAAGATTATGAACTAAAGTCATCACACAATTACTTTGGCTCTAGGTATAGCGGTGTTCCCGGTTATATAGCGCACTCACGGTTCTCTGTTATTTTAGACCCCAAAAATTCTAAGAGAACAGCAATTATAGAAGAGATTCAGGGTAACGCTGTTTCAGACGCAGTCAGAAACATAAACCCTTCTGCCACGCCTTTGGAAATAGCTAGAGCAGAGCGCCTTTTAAACAACGAAGATTACATGAATTCAAGGAAAGCAAGAAGTATTTATGAATCATTTGAGAGCTATCGGGAAAGGGCGGCAAAACATCAGCAGGAACTTATAGATGGAGATATAGACAACTTCGATGATACAACCCTCCTGCGAGGATTGCTCCCAGAGAAGCCTGCCAGCGAGGTTTATGATATAGCTCTTAGTGTTTTTCGTAAAGATTTAGAAGAGGGCGCGGGACAGTTTAGCAAGGATGCATTAAATGAAACAGGTGGTTATGGTTTGGTTAGACCTAATGTGGGGGAAGATTCGTTAAAGTCGGCATTAAACAGACACGCAACGCCGGAGCAAAAGCAGAAGATTACGGACATTCTTCAGGAAAACCAAATTTTGAAGAATAGGTTTGCAGATATTGGCTCCGACGAAGGACAAGATCTGTATGCTACTTTTGATGATTTTATAGGAACAGGTGATAATGATAGAGGATCAAGGCACAGAATTTTTAATAACCTGAAACTTAAAAGTAATGCCGGAGAGCTAACGCCGGAAGGTGAAAATCTTTTCCAGTTAATAGAGTATGGCACAGATCTTCAAGACGATTTAGCACCGCGTCTTGTCTTCACCGGCTCTGAGGCCGATACATTCTTGAGAAAACTTCAAACAAGGTCACAAGAAGGATATCAAAAAGCAAGAACTGAGCTTATAGACGAACTTGGTCCTACAGTGTTCGACGATATGGACGATGCTGTGACCAGTCTTTCGGACGGGGAGACAATGCCGGGGCAACCCTTTGCCACAACAAAAGACTTTGATGAATACATGCCTCGTTTAATTTTGCAAGAGCTTGTTCGTCGTGGTGATATAGAACAAGTTATCTTTCCAAGCACTGGCTCCTTACTTTCAGTCGGCGGCAGAGAGGCGTTTAGAACAGGACCACAAGCAGCAGGTTTTAAAAACACTTATGATAAGAATCTTAAAAAAGGTTTGAATAAACTTAAACAAGACTTTCCAGAGTTTAACTATACCTTAGAAATGGGAGGGCGGTTAGCGGCGCTGCCTGCCTATGGCAGCGATATTGTAGTTAATCTACAAGATCCTGCTATTAGAGCCATCTTCGAGAACCGAGTAATCCGCCGCGCCAAAGGTGGTCCTGTGGACTTACGTCCTAAAAAGATGATACACTCTGGAATCGGTGCTATGGCAAGGGAGATGATGTAATGTCTGATAACAGACTACCGGGTATATCTCACTCTGAAATTAAAAGAATATTAAACAAGGGAAACACCAAGGGGGTCGCCAGTTTAACTGACGATGAGCTCCCTATTTATAAAATTGGTAAAGAGAACCAACTTATCGGTGTGCCTAACTATGGCAGCGTAGTTAACAAAAAGCGTGGCGGAACATTCAAGGGAACATTTTAATGGCACTACCTCCAACATCAGTAGACATGGCAATGGGCGCAGGTGGCCCGGCAATGCCTGAACAACAAATGACCGAGGTCCAAGTACCTAGCACCGAGGAGCAACTGCCTCCGAACGTGGTTATGTTTGATGAGTCCGAGGGCATGGAAGTTGAGGTTGAGGAGTACGACCACAATGCTAACTTGGCTGAAGTATTAGATGACTCGATCCTTGGCTCCTTATCTTCAGACCTGAGTTCTAAGATTGATGATGATAAGTCTTCCCGTGATGATTGGGAGGAGTCTATCTCCAAGGGTCTTACGTTATTGGGGATTAATTACGAGGAGCGCAATGAGCCATTCATGGGTGCTTCTGGTGTAACCCATCCGTTATTGAGTGAGGCTGTTACGCAGTTTCAGGCGCAGGCTTACAAAGAAATGCTGCCGCCGGGTGGACCTATTAAGACGCAGATTATTGGACAGCAGACCAAGGAAGTAGAAGACCAAGCCCAGCGGGTTAAGGACTTTATGAATTATCAGGTTACTGAGGTTATGGAGGAGTACGACTCTGACACTGACCAGATGTTATTCTATTTGCCGATTACTGGTTCTACATTCAAGAAAGTTTATATGGACCCAACACGGGGCCGTGCTGTTTCTAAATTCGTACCTGCAGAGGATTTGATTGTTCCTTATTCTGCAACGGACTTGCAGACGGCTAGCAGGTATACGCATGTTGTTCGCATGAGTGAGAACGACGTTCGCAAACTTCAAGTAGCAGGAGTATATAGAGATGTTGAACTATCTGTATCTGATGACGATGAGTCAGATTCAACAATTAAGGACAAGTCTGATGAGATACAGGGGATTCATCCGGGGTACTCTGATGACATGTATACTATATACGAGACGCACATTGATTTGGATCTTGAGGGATTTGAGGATTTGGACGAGACAGGTGAGGACACAGGTATCAAGCTCCCGTATATCGTCACTATGGACGAAGCTTCTGGACAGGTATTATCTGTAGTTCGCAACTGGCGTGAGATGGATCCGCTTCGCCGCAAGCGCCAGTTCTTTACACACTATAAGTTTTTACCGGGCTTTGGCTTCTATGGCTTTGGCTTGTTGCATATGATCGGAGGATTATCTCGTGCAGCGACTTCTATCTTACGTCAGCTTATTGATGCAGGTACTTTATCCAATTTGCCTGGCGGGTTTAAAGCTCGTGGTGTGCGCATTAGGAATGATGACGAGCCTGTTAATCCTGGTGAGTTCCGCGATCTTGACGCTCCTGGTGGGGATATTCGTAACGCCATTATTCCCCTTCCATATAAAGAGCCATCAGGCACCCTTGCCCAACTTCTGGGAGTTGTTGTTGACTCTGGCAGAAGATTTGCACAAGTGGCAGACTCAAAGGTCGCTGATGTTAATTCAAACGCTCCGGTCGGCACAACAGTGGCTCTCATCGAACAGGGCTCAAAAGTAATTAGCAGTATCCACAAGCGCCTGCACTATGCTCAGAAGTCAGAGTTTAGAATGCTTGCTGAGATATTCTCGAATAATCCTGTACCATATCCGTATGCTATAGGTCCTAATGTTGCCCCAGAAGTAATGGCACAAGACTTTGATGGGCGTGTAGACGTTCTCCCTGTCTCCGACCCATCAATCTTTTCTATGGCACAGCGTATGTCACTGGCGCAGACGCAGCTTCAGTTGGCACAAGCAGCGCCACAGTTGCACAATATGTATGAGGCTTACCGCCGG